TGCTGTTAATGTTACTGGATCACACATTAGAAATAAATCTCCGTAGTTATTGTTAATACTCTAAATGGTAAAGGTATATTTTGCGATATCTCCATAAATGGATTGTTATTATATCCTAAAAAATGTACAGCTTTAGTACCTGTAAATGCAGGTATACCTGCCGAAGTTGTTATATCTGCTATGTCGTTCATCGGTACATCTAAGTTATTTACTTGTAAATTATAACTGTTTGATAAATTAAATATAGCTTTAGCTATTTTTCTTGGATGTGATGTTAATGGTGATTTTGTTGCAGATGAACCTATAGCTCCATCAGCTGGCATTGTATTTATTTCTACTGTGTAATTTATTCCTATATCTACTGCTGGTGCAGGATTAGAAAAAACGCCAACACCACCGCTAGTAACAGTTGCACTTCCATAATAATTTATGTCTCCTCCCTCTGTAGAGCCTGATGTAGCATGTACTACTAATCCTCTCATATCTGGTGTTGAGTTTAAACCCGACCATGTTTTAGATTTTGTAAATCGTAATTCTACATTATTAGCTGTAGTTATAGATGAACTAATTACTATATGATATTCACCTGAATTACCTGTAGCTGTTACAGATTGTATTGTATGTTCTGTGCCAGTACCTGAAAATTGAAACGCCTCACCTTGTTGTGGTGCATTAGTAAATCCATCAGCAATAAACCCAGACGAGCTACTCGTTGTACCATGAGTGAGTGGAGTGCCATGAGGTTGGTAGCTCGCTGACAACGTTTTTGTCGCTGTCATATCTGTAGGTATATCAAATGCTGTACTTGCTACTTGTTCTAAATAGTAAACATCAGCACTATTGATTGTTCTTTTTACTGACATATATGCAATACTTGTAGTACATGCAATAGATTCTATAGTGCCTGTTGTATTCCATTGAAACCAACCAGATACTTCTTGCAACCTTTGTGATGAATAAACTGCAATAGTACCATCAGAGTTGACTATAAAATATAATTGTTCGTCACGATCACTCATTGAATCTAAATGTGCTGCGTCAGTTGCTCCAGTTACTAAATGTCCAGACATCATAGCTATTGGTGCTGATGCAAATTCTTCTGTAGCACTGTTAAATACATACTCTCTTACTGTTCTACCATTATTTTGTATGTATATTGTTGCACCATCATACTGTCTAGGCATAGCTTTTTGCTGTGCGCCATAAGTAGATTGTCTTACTACTTCGATATCAGCTGGTGTAATAGGTTTACCTATAGATGCTTTTAAATAAAATTCAGATGTATTAGTTAATATTTCTAATACTTTGCCAGATATCAAATGTCTTATTTCATTAATTTCATTAGATGATATTTGTATTTGTATTGATTCATTATCATTACCCTCACCTGTGTCAAAGTTAAAAAACTCAGATACTTTACTAGCTTGTATACCATCAGGTAGATTAGTTACTCCTGCAAATATAAGACGTTGTTGAAAGAATGCTACAGCTTTTGGAAATCCGTTTATGTCAGAGAATACTTGTTCTTGCCAATCTCTAGTAGCTGCATGTGTTTTGACTACTACTCTAACGCCACCACCATCTACTGATTCTAATGCTGTATCACCTGAACCAGCGGTAAATGTATAATGATTATCATCTACTACTGTTATACTGAATGTACCATTAATGTTTGCAGTAGCTAAACCATTACCATCTACATCAAATATATCTTCTGCTCCAGTTATAACTACTGATGCACCTGTTACCAAACCGTGTTGTATGTGTGTAACTTTTACTACACCACTACCTTGTTGTGTTGAATATGGATCTTCATCTAACTCTACTTCTAAATCATCTTTTAGAGTTACTGTAATAGTAGTTGTATTGGTAAAGCCTGTAACAGTAGCTTCTGTACCATATATTTTAATTGTTGTTCCTACATAATCAGATGTAAAATATGCAGCACTAGATACAACTGTTTTTCCTGTACCTGCTGTATCATCATTACAATCTAGAGTTACAGTTTCTGGTGCAAACTTAAAATAAGGTTGATATATTTGTTTACCATTATTGCTAGAACTAAATGCAAAATTTGTTTTAGTAAAAGTTGTAGCTCCTGTTCTAGTTATGATTTGTGGTATAAAGCTTTCGTGTACAATAATCATTGTATCGCCTTGCTGTGTAAAATTTAATTCAAATAAATTACTAGTAACCCAAGGACAACTTGTTATTGTTTGTAATAAAGTTCCTGATGTTGAATATATTTTTAATGCTGTGTTTTGAAAAGCTAAAATATATTCTTGTGTACCACTAAATACAAATGATTCTAATCTAGAATGACCACCTAAGTCTGCTCTAAAAAACGTTCCTGGTCTTCTTTCTATGGCTCCTTGATTTCTTAATATTACATTACGTGCTTTTTGTAATCCTCTACCATAAGCACGCAAATCATTACGTGATATAAGTTGTGGATCTAACTCTCCAGAATGAAAGCTTGTCTGGTTAATTCTATGTATTGGCATCTATGAGCTAACAGTAGCTTTGATAGTTCCAATGCTACTTGTGTTCCTCCTATTTCTAAATCTAGTTGTATCTATTTTTCTAGTTGTTTGTGCTTGTGAATCTTGCGATCTAGCAATAGCTAGTTGTGCAACAGAACGACTTGCATACAATTGAGATAAACTATCATTTCTAGCAATAGCACCTGCAAATAATGATGCAAGTTCAAATACTAATGCTTGTGTAAAATAGGGTGGGAAATCAGCTTCTGATGGTTGGTATGTAAAATCTGCTACTACAGTATCGCTAGTAGAAGCATCACAAAATATTTCATTACTATATCTATCATATTCAATAACATTGTCATTGACAGTAATAGTATGAATAATTAATGTTCCCTCTGGTAACGAATACTTTGCTTCCCATCTTGCTTCTGGTACTTGTGTGTTTCTAGACAATTGTTGTTGTTTAGAAGCAAATCTCCATCTACATCTGGTCAACATAGTTTCTAAAGTAGTTTCGTATAGTTGTGATGCTACTGTTGATTCAGTAGTGTTTGCAGTAAATGATGTAATAGTATTAGCACCTACTAAAACTAGGGCTGAACTACATATATCAAATTTACTATTATTCATAATTATAGTGGGGAGAGATCACTTGGAGTAAATCTCTCCCCTTAACGTTATGTTCCGTTAGTACATGTTACTGTTGCTGCGCCAGTTGCTGATGTCACAAATATTAAATCACCAGTTGCAGTACCACCTGTGGTGCCTACAGCTAGGATAATATCAAATTGTTTCAAGTCAGCAGTTGAGTTATTAAAATAACCCGAGCCAGCAATAGTTGCTGGAGCATCAGTACTCTTATAAATAAAGATGTTCATGTCGCCAGAACCTGCTACTTTTTTAAGATTTGTTGCATCTAAAGCCATTATAAACCTCCTTATTCAGTTATTTGACATTCAATAGCGCCATCATTGTCAATCATGACAGATCCTGCACTAAAGTATGATGTTATTAGATTACTTACTTTTTCTGGTACATAGTTAATTTCTGTACGTACATCAGAACCAGTAGCAAGACCAACAGACGAGCTGTGGTATGCGTGGCAGTCCCTAGTTGTACTAGCTTTTGATAGTCCAGAATGAGTAAACCATAAGAATCCTAACCAACGTTTAGCAGTCATCCCGCCAGCGTATGGTAATTCTCCTTCACCAATGTATTCTGCTCTACTAAATTGGTCGATTTGTAATAAATCAGCCCATCCAGCAGGTGATACAACAAAGTATCTTTGTCCATCATCTGGTACATCTGCTTCGCCAAATGCTTCATATACGGTTAGTGCTTTAGCTAATGTTAAAGCTGCTGAACCATGAACCACGTTGCTAGAGTTAGAACCAGCATCGAGTACATCGATAATTAATTGATCCATTTTACGTCCCAAAGCAGCCGCAGCAGATGTAGCTAATACTTGTCTCTCATCGATGTTAGTTTTTAGCTCATCTAATGTGTCGACATAGTCGGCAGCATAGAAATCAGCTAATGTTACATCTACTGTAGAGTGTGCTACTTCCATTGTGTTGACTTGACCGTGTCTAGATTTAGTAGACGCAGCACCTTTACCAACCTTTTGGAATCTTGCTTGGTTACCGGTAACGTTATTTGATTGACGCACTGTATTGCGCAGTTTGGAACCCATCCTCTGATAAGCCATGTGGACTTCGGCTTCAAACTGCTTAATAAACGCGTTACTTATTTGCGTTGCCATATTAAGCTCCTATTAAAAATTAATTCAACAGTTGTCCAACCTTAACTTATCATCGGTTATCCATTTTGGACCGAGATCATTTAAAACGGGCTGTATATTTCCAGATACACCCTGTATCTTCTTATAAAAATACATTACTTCTTTGCCTTTGACAATAATTTTCTTAGGTTTAAAGCTAAAACCTAACCATTTCAGCCATTTAATTCCTGTTTTATTCTCTTCAGATATATAATTGTGTACATAATTGTAGTCAGCTAGAAAATAATCTACCCATTTTTTAGTTCTTCTTGTAAAATATAACCAATCTTTGTCTAGTTTTTCAGAAGATAGCATCCATACAGCACCTCTTTTAGAATCGTTTTTTGTAGAAACTACGCCAAACATAGCTAGTACTTCTTTATTTTTTAGAACAGTATAAGTTTTAACACCCTCTCTAGTAAATCTAAATGGTGTAACTAAAGCATATAATGGATCATGCCCCATCATTGCTACCTCATACATATCTATTTGTCTCAACTTAAAAGCCAGTTCAAAAGCGTGAGCTGGCTCTGCTTTTTCTACATAAAGCATTAAATTTTACCAGACATATTCAAGCGATTCCAAGCTTGGTTTACCCTCTCTACGTATGAATTATCCCTATGTCTAGGATCATGATATCTCGGATCATTCATCATTGTTTTAACATCATCTATACCCAGTTCTCTTTCTGGTTGTGCTACTCGGTCTGACCTGTTAGAAGAAGATTGCATACTCTCCTGCATACGTTCTAAAGCAGAAATACCCTCTGCTGATGTACCAAGATTAGATGCAATTACATCAAATTCTTCTGGAGGGAAGAAAGAAGATGCCCATGCATTAACAGCGTTTATTCTGTCATTAGCATTTTCACCTAATTTTTCTACCTCTGCATCTAAATTTGGTTGGTTACTCATCATAGTATCAATATATTTATTAACACCATCTTGAAAATCTTCTTGTGAGTATCCTCTTTCATGACATTGCGCTCTCCACCATTCAGTTAATGGGTTAGCTTCTACCATATCTTCCGTTACACCCTCGACTAATTTAGGTAATTCATAGCCAGATGCTTCTTCAGGTGCAAGTTCTCTAGCTTCTTCTGTAAGTTCAGCTATCAAACTTTCTTTCATTTCATCTTTTTTACCACTAGCAAACTTTTCTAGATGGTTGTAAGACTTAGCCATATCTTCAAGATTAATTTCTCCTGTATCTGCATTCCAAAACTTTTCAGGTATAATCTCAGGTCTTTCCATTACCTCTTGTTGTTCTGAGGTTTCACGTGAAACATCTTCTGTTTGTTGCTCAACGGGTTGTTCTGTTGATTCTACTGCTTGTTGCTCTTCATCCATTATTATTCTCCTTTACCATGTTTTGACTTACACCTTTGTTAACTCTGCGTTGAATAAGTCCTACTAAATATCTCTGTCCCTCAAGATGTCTCAATGATTCATTGGATATCTCTGGTCCAGCGACTGCGTCTAGAGTTAGAGTTTTAAGATACTTTAAGATTTCGGAACCACCTGCTGTGTTGAACATTTTGTAAAACAAAGTATTTAAGTTCTCCTCATCTTTAGTTTTTCTTTGTATATTATCTAAACCTATAAGAGTGTTGGGCTTTTTCTCTGTCATAGTTTCTCCTATTGTTCAGGAGGTGCTTCCTCCTGTGATTGTTGTTGTTGTTGCATCATCTGTTGCATTTGTTGTGCAGCAGCCTGCATTTCTTCCGTAGAACGTATAAGTTCTTCTGGAACACCTAGCTTTTTAGCTACATATTTGGCTACTTCATCTTGTTTTATTAGAAGATTAGCGAGTTCTGGACCCACTCTACCTTGTATCATAGCTAAAAATCTGTCAATTGTGCCTACATCTTGTTGATGTTGTGCCTGTGCTAGAGGGCTAGATGACTGTATTTTAACCTCTCTACCATTAATTAGTGGTATTTTTATCCTACCTTGTTTCTTTAATATGTAGACTACCCTTTGTAATACTGGTGTAACCAGCTCAGATTGTAATCTACCGAATGCTGCACCTATTTGTCTAGACAAGTCTGCTTGTCTCTCTGCTACTTCAGTAGCTGACATTGGTGTTTTTTCATTAGCATTACCTAACATATCATTATATAAGGCTTTTTTAATATTCGTTCTCATATCTCTCAATACTAGGTCACTTACATTAAAGTTACCTGCTGGTGCTATTGGTGTAAGACCAGATGATCCCGCAGCTTTAGGGATGATGGTGCCGGGTATGAGTGAGACATTATCCACGTTAATTACACCATCATCTTCTACTTGATACATACCTGAGATTGCCATTTGTGCATTTTCTAAAATTAATTCTACTACTAGATTAGCTGTCTTAATTGCTGGTAAAGCTAATTGTAATGGTCCACGACCATAGGTTTCACCTGCACATTTGCTCCATCTATAAATAACATATGGGTTAGAACCTAGTCCTTTATACGTTTCTTGGTAGATTTTATGCTCAAATTCTTTAGCAATAGCACAAAAATGATGCTCTTCTTCTTTATTATTGTAGTGATTTTTGTAACAAACCTCTATAATTTCGCACTCTTTGTCTGGACTTTTCTCTAAAGCCATCAAGATTTTCTCTGATAGCTCACCTTTTGGATAAGCAACTAGTAATTCTTTCATACGTATCATGCGTCTTCTAAACACATGGTCTACTTTATCATCATGTCCAGATGTTAATACTGCTTGTGGTAATGGTATTGCTTTAAATCTTATAGGGTTTATTGCATCTCCCTCTTCTACAAGTAAAATGCCTGTGCCTAATGCTATATCTAAAAATGATTCGTGTACTTCTTGTGCAAAATTAGAGTTCTGTAATATCTCAAATACATACTCAGTAACTTGGTCGAGTACAAGATTAACTTCTTTTTGTTGTTCTTTAGGTACTTCACTTCCAGCTACAAAATCAGCCCATCTAGCATAGTTTGGTACGATTCCTGACTGTAATCTAGATGCAAACTCTTGTACACCTACTACAGCAGTCTCATCAAAGATACGATCTGTACGTTTTCTGCCTTGTGTTTCTGTGTAAAAACTCTCTCTTTGTGGCAAAGCATACTCATAACATTCTTCAAAAACACTGTTCCAATTATCTTTGATAGTCTTAGCATGTTCATATCTTTTAAGCAGTTGCTTGACCGGTTCGGACAGATAATCTATCTGTGGTGTATTTTGTGGTTCAAGCATTTATGCTCCTAATGTTCTTTTAGACATCATATCGTCTGATAGTGCAAAGCCTTTTCCGCCTCTTGGTCCACTGAGTAATGATGACCTACCTGTTTTTCCTGTATATGCTTGAAGTCTGTTTTCAAAAGCTTCTTCTTTTAATCTTTTAGTTTCATTATTTTGTTCTGCTCTTAATCTTTTTCTAGATGCTCTAGCAGCTTCTTCTTCAGCAGAATTATCTGGTGGTGGTGGTGGCGGTGGTATACTTGGTCCTCCAAAACTACACATATTTATCTTCTCCTATCGTAAACGTTTCTGGGTTTCAAATCAAAAACGTTAAAATTCTTTTTCGCAACTACAGGTTTAGCACTTTTTGTACCTACGGTCAATGATCTTCCCTCCCCTGCGCCCAATAACATATACTGAAGCGCGTCATGTATATGCGAAAATCTGTTCTTATTGGGTTTATCATCGTATCTTTCCCCTGAAACTTGCATTCTTCTGTAATGATATCCTCCATCAAATCCTTTAATTATGTTAACACATTTAGGATCTATCAACATTCCGCTATCACCATCTATCATTCTTGATAAAGTAGCATTGACACTCTCTAATCTTAATGCAACATCATTAGAATGTGTTGGTCTTGCACTAATGCCACGACCTCTAAGTATCTGGAATGGAGTAGATTCATCTGTCTGCGCCCTGTGGTCACCAGCTGGATCGCCAAATATTGTAAAGTTTCTAGGCAAATACTCAGCCATCTTCTGTTTCATTAAATCAGAGAACCTAAGTATACCCATGTCTTCAGCTACTAGTTCGTCAATGATAAGCCATCTGCCACGTACTCTCTGACCAAATACACATGCTGGTGTAAGCCCAAAATCTATGCCCATGTAGATTGTTGTGTCTTTCATGATAGCTACATCAGACTTAGCGACATGCACATCACGTCTAAACATCTCATATACAGGCTTTCCATCTTCTATTTGACCTAGTTTGTTGAGTACATAGACATCAATCCATGATTTAGTCTTACCTCTAATGATAGAATCATAGTAGTTTCTAGTAAGATTCTTACCATTTTCTTTATCTTTGTTATCTTCATATGTATCTAAGTGTCCTTGTTTATCCATAACTTCGAGCATAGCTGGTGGTTGATTAAAGAATCTCCACGTATCAGGCTTAACCAACATCTTAGCTTCTTGCTTAGTTATGTAATCTGGTAGTACAGTTTCACCAGCAAGGATTGCCCACCAATGATCTGTATCTGGTGGGTTAGTATCTGCTATGACACCATACCAACTTGGACCACCATCACGCATACTAGGATAACGTCCAACACGCATAGTACATGCATCAACAATTGACTTTGGTATCTCTCTCGCTTCATTAATCCATACTCCTGTAAGCTCCAATGATAGTAGTTTCTTTACATCTTCTGGTCTATCTAGTGCTAGAAAGATAACTTCGCAATCTATCTCACCTTTTTTTATGTGATGCGTATAGGGTACAGACCATTTGAAGTTTCCCCATTGTTCTTCTGGCATCCAATCTAGCCATGTTTTAATAGTTGTAGTTCTTAGTTGTGGATTAGTATTTCTTATTACAGCCCATCTAGATTTGCGTTTACCATCTATTCCAACCTTTTGTGTCAATGCTCTGCGTATAATTTCTATACAGCAAGATACTGATTTACCACTACCTACTGGTCCACGTAGACCACGAAAGAAAGAATCATCTTTCATGAATTGTTTGATTACATTGCCGTCTGGCTTATAGGTTAACGAGGTCATGTTCCACTGCTAGTTTATATAACTTCTCTAATGTCAATGGGGTTAAGGTTTCTAATACTCTTTCTGCTTCTCTATCAGTCATTGCTTCTTTAGGCAATCCTTTCATATGGCTCATCTTAACTGCTATAACAAGTTTCTTCATAGCTGGTGTGTTGTATTTTCTTAATGCTTCTATTGTGTGTGCCATTATTTTTTTGGTGGTTTTTTGAAGATATCTCTAGCTCCCTTGTTGGGACCTCTTATTTCTTTGTTGAATATTGATATGTCTTTTGGATCAGTTAACTTACCACCTTTAATTGCAGATTGAATAGTATCTTTTCTTACATTAATATTAACAGGTGGTATTCCTCTGTATCCACTAATCACTACACCCTGCATAACTATTGGTCTACCAATCTTATTGTTTGCATTTATATAGTTAACATCTGATTTACTCATAGCCGTAGAAGTTAAAAAGTTTTTATTACTCTTTTGTCCTGATTCAAATCTAACTATTGTTTGTTGTGCATCTGGGTTTTTTATAATGTCTTGTTTAGCTTTACTTATCATCTGCCTATTGGTCGCAGCCTTTATAACAGCTGGACTATTTTTTAAATCTTTTATATTGCCGAATTGATTATAGCCTGTTACTTGTGATGACCATGTTGGCTTGCCTTTTTTGGTTACAAATTGTGGCATTATTGACATAACTTTAATATTTGGCAATTGTCTTTTGTATTCAGTAGCAATTATCTTACCTGCTTTATCACCTGCACCATAAGCTACTTCTGTAAGTGGATCTCCTTTTACTTTCATTTCCATGATTCTACTAGCTACTTTCTTTTTGACTTGTGATATTTCTGTGGTGAGGTCAGCAGTTGTTTTCTTTACAGCTTGTGAGCCTGTAGCCATCTCAGGTTTCATTGTTACTTTATTTGTCAATGCATCATACTGAGATTTGTAATTAGGTAACATTCCGCCAGATAGTTTAATATTACCTAGCTTAGAGCCGGGCGCAGTAGGTTTAATATAACTAGCTAGTTTACCCTCTTTGTCATAGTGGATAGTAAATGTTTTGCCATCTACGTCTTTATCTTGAAATGTAACACCTTTACCACCTTTACCACGACCAGCAGTAGAATACTTAAATCTTTCTTCGTTAGCAGGTTTCTTTACTGTAGATGGACCAATCTTGCTACTACCTTGTCTATCGTGAGCAACGTCAGTATCTTTGATTTTTTCTATACCTGTCTTTTTTGGATAGCTTACAGGTTTGAATGATGGTGCTTTTTTGTTGAGGATACCACCATCAGTAATGATAGTGTCTCTAGACTTTAATAGCTTGGGACCTTTTTTTAATAAACCAAATTGAGCTACATCAGTTAATGGTTGATAATCTCCCTCAACAGCAGATTTAACTGCACTACCATAGTAATAAGCGTTATAAGCTTTGCCAGCATATTTGAGGGCTTTAGGTAATATAACTCTACCAGCTTGTATAGCTAGTGGTATTAAAGGTGCTACCATTGTTGATCTATCAATTGTTTAGCCATTTCACTGGCTTCTTCTCTTGTGTGTCCTTTAAGCATCTTGTGTTCAATATAGTCTTTGACTCTAGTGTTTCTGTATTCTCTTTGAGCTTTCTTTTCATTAGCTACAATCTGTTTGGCTCTCTTTTCCATTTTGTTTATGTTAGACATTTCTTAATAGATTCCTCTTACGTCCAATCATACGTACATCTTGTGGACGTGTGACTTCTCGTTGAAGCTTGTTATATGCTTGATTACGAGGATCTATACCTGTGTAGTATGGTTTGATAGTCTGTTTATCAGAAGTATCCAAAACAAAGCTTCCAGAGCCACTAATAATGTTTTTGTTATCTGTAGCTACATTCTTCTCAACAATAACTGATTGAGGTTTAGCATCTGGCATTTCACTAACTACTGGTGTATTCGCTACATTGTTCTTAACATTGTCTTGATTGAGGGTAGTCTGTGCCATTGTTTGTGCTTCACTAGAATTGCTACGTCCAAATATCATACTAGAAACGCCAATCGCAGTTGTGCCATAAAGCGTTTTCTTAGCCATTACTTTATCAGTTAAATTATCTTTTAGTTGGTTTTGTTTAGATTTGGATCTATCAGCAACGCTAACGGTGTTATATTGTTTTTTGCCTTTGACAACCTTATGTTTACCTGTTTTTGTTAGTGTGGCTTTTTTTATTTCTTTGTTAACTAGATTGACAGGATTGATACTAGATACCCTGCCTTTGGAAAACATCTCATTTATTGTAGCGCCAGTTCTTTTTAATGCTTTATTACCATAAGTAAACAGACTAGTTGGTCCGCCATGAATGTGTTGATGGTAAAATTTTTTAGTTGAGGGAAATGCCCTACCAACGTATGGCGCTGCTTTTATTAAATTCTCAATAACAACCTTAGCTACCATTATCCTCTACCTCTAGGATAAAGCATATTGATAAGCTTTTGTCTTGCTCTTGATGATCCAACGCCCTCAGATTCTTTAAAGGTTTCTGATGAGTTACTAGCAAACTTACCTGTGGTAGGTCTGATACCATACTTCTGGTATGTCTTAAGCATGGCTCTATCGTAGTCTGTAAGCGTTCTGTCTTCAATAAAGTTTCCAGAATCAATCATATCTTGTGTCAGCATTGATCGTTTGACCTTAGTTTGTCCTGTACGTACTGATTGAAATGGAGCAGTTGTGTCTTCAAACTTGGTAGTCCTAGCAGTTTCTTTACTCATACCACCTGGTTTCTTCTTAGGTGTTTTCTTTTTGTAGGATGCAATCAGTTTATTTCTAGCTGATGAGCTACCTGTTGGTAATGAACCGTATCCTTGTCCCTTTGGCATAATATACCTCTATATTTAAAAATTAAAAAACTCGCATGGTTTCTTTCTCTCTTTTATATCACGAGGTGTCAATGGATGTGAAGTACTTTTTGAGGGAATATTGTTCGTAAGGTAGGTTGTATATATATGACCGGTGGGTTTTCAACCCCCCGTACCCCCCGAGATAGTACCTGACAGAGAATCTGTCAGAGATTATTACCACGCGACTGCGTGGACTATTAATCAGACTAGCTGATGTCTATGTTCACAGTGAAGTCACCATCCACTAGGTGTTGATGTTTATCTGGAGCTTTGAATCCTGCCCTATCTAAGATATCTTTGCTAGCTTCAAGACGTACGTACTCTGAGTTAGCACCATCACTCAAAGAAACAATAGTGTTAATGGCACGAGTACTACCCATTGCTATCTTAGCCTGTACTTGTTGCATCATATAGGCTTGTACCTCAGGTTTATGTAGCATCCTAGAGGCAGACACTCTACTACTGTTACCCTTATATCCTGCGACCTTACTAGCTTCTGTTATCGTACATCCTCTAGCTACGATAGTATCTACTAATAACTTAGCTTTGTTGGTTATTGCCATATAATGTTTATAACACATAAGAATCCCTTTTGTAAAAGGTCTTCACCCCAAAACCGATAGGTAGGTGAGTCTCTTCGAGCCTCTGGTTCCAGTAGGTATATATATTCTTTGTGCGTGGGTACCCTATCACAAGCCATTTGTACTACAACCATCCGCAAGCCACTCAGACATTGTCCTCATTCTTCGTCCGTGTCTGGGTGTGGTTGATAGCACAAGCCATTTGTGATAACCCCACTGCGTACAAAGAATATATATTATTTGTATAACAATAATTAACAACACATAGGAGTAAACTATGAAAAATACTAAGTCTAATACAGGCGAAACTAACCCAGTAACTATTGCCAATCGTGAAGATAGGTTGGTCAAAGCGTTATCTGAAATCATGGTTGTATCAGGATACAGTGCTATCTGTCCAACGTACAATCCAGAAGAAGATGCATTTGATTTTGCCTCTGACAGATTGGCACAAGGTATGTTTACCAGAGTATTGGGTTCACTTGTCAAGTTTGGCAAAGCTAATCAATCAGCAATAGATGAAGCTAACGCTTCTGGTACATCTAGATATAAGGCAAGACCAAAGAAACTAACAAACCTACAAGCTAAAGCCATAGAACAAGAGCCAAAGCTTGAAGAGTCAGGCTTCTTTGAAATCACTGCTCACCTAGAAGAAGTAATTGATTCTTACTACAAGTAATTATCAGGATGAGAGGTCTTCGTGACCTCTCATTTTTTCTTCGAAAAAACTTTGGCGTGGCGTAAGCCACACCTTTTACACAAGGACATATGTGTCCTTGTGATTACCCGCCACCCTGGTGGCGACTTAAAACTTGGGGAACAGCTATTGATTCTTAGGGATCATGCTATCTCTCTATCAGATAACTATAACAACATATGAGGTAAACAATATGAGTACAACTAAAGTAGAAGAGACATGGGAAGAACGTACGAGTAAACAAAACAAATCATTTCAAGAACATGCATTGCCACAGTTTCATAAGTTTATGGAACAGCATGACGTCAAATACTTTGCTCTTAGTTTCAATGGTGGTGGTGACAGTGGTGACTTTGAAAGTGTACATTTTGTTACACAAGATGAGATACCAGACCGAGATGTTATAACTAAAGAAGCTGGACTAGGTGATACGCAAACTATGGATTGGACTGATCCAAAGTACATAAAACTTAGGAATAAGATGGAAGCATTGCAAGATTACTATCGTGATCCAATGAGGATGGGACATAAGTACATCTTTTATAAACCACATACGTCAGAAGAACATAGGTCTACGTTGTTGTCTGAGTATATTACTGACTTCATTGGTGACTATATGAACTACAAATCTATTGATTGGTACAACAATGAGGGTGGTAATGGTGAAGTTGTATACAAAGATGGTGTGCTTACCATTGAATGTGAAACTTACTATCGTGAATCTAAATGTCATGGATTTAAGGAGGTAAAGAATGGCTAACTGTTATCATCATGCACTGTCATCAGTCCAGAAATGGGGCGGGATTCCAGAGGATTACCAAGCCATTCATGATTGGTTTGATGATAGTAAGAAACACATAGCTACTGTAAAGCATAGGGCTTTGCGACATCACACTGAGGGTTGCTTTATGTGCGAACAAGTGTTCGGCACTACGATAACCAATAGTGATGGACGTAAAGTCCCGGTTCGATTGATAGCTGAAAGGCATATCACTGAGGATTGTGGTTACATTCCAAAAGTATCTGACTGGCTTGATGCTATACAAGTACAATCTTGGATGAGAAAGGGCTACCTTAAGTAGTACAAAGGTAGTATAATAATAGAACAATACGGGTAGGCAAGTTTATATGGCTATGTTCTTGTCTACCTACAAACTTGGAGATAAATATGAAGAGAGAGAGAACAGATACCATGAGTATGTACGACCTCATGGCAGCTCAAACTGTAACTAAACAATACTTAAATTACACAACAGAATGTGTTGCACAAGTAATAGCTCAGTTACCAGAACAACATAAACTGTCATCGTTAGATGCTAAGTGTGACTTGTCATACAATCAAGGTAAACGTGATGCGTTCATGGAATTGTTTAGTATCTTAGACAATCAAGAACAAACCATATCAAATCTTATTGATGATCGCTCTGATGAGATGCACCAGCAATCAGAAGATGAGGAAGTAAACAATGAGTTGTGATAACTTCCGTAAGTTTCATCGTAACAATCCTATGGTATTTCATAGGGTTGTTAAGCTTACAGATAAACTTAGGAAGAAAGGACGTAAGCATTACAACATAGAAATAATACTTGGTGTTATCAGGTACGACATAGATGTTGATACTGTTGGTGACCAATTCAAAATCAATAACAATTACAAACCATTCTATGCACGTATGCTCATGGATTACATAGATGATGATAGCTTCTTTGCTTTACGTGAAAGCATTGCAGGTAGTCATGACTATGGTCCAGACATTGAGCATTACATAGAGTGGAAAGCAAATTACTTTTTGGAGATAGACAAATGAGCGTAGATAAAACAATAAACGTACTTAAACAACTTGGTGGTAACGCTAAAGAATATGTAAACGAAGATGGTGAATGGGAATTTACTGTCATAACACTTGGAGATAACAATGAAACTGTTAACAAAAACACAGCGAATGAAACTGATTCAGAATCATGAGCAACAAGATGGCACAAAATCTTTTGATTGTGTTGTCAAACTATTCAATCCGATTGGACTAGGCACTTGGTATCTATCTGAGTTGGATCCAGAAACTAACGTAGCATTTGGTTTGTGTTCTATTACTGACGCAGAGTATGGCTATGTAAGTATAGATGAGATAGAAGAAACATCTGTTGGTATGGGACTGAAGATTGAAAGAGATAAGATGTGGACATCTGGTACTAGTTTACAAAGATGTTTAGATATCGAAAGAAATAAACAAACCAATGAATACAATTAGGATTGTTTACTTCAAATGGAAAGGGTTAGACTTAGTAGCTACTATGAGACAAGCTAAGTCTATACCTGCAAGTGATATCTTTATTGATATACAAGCAGTATCATGGGGTGAAACAGGCTTGGAGTTTCGTGGCTGTATATGTCATGAAGATATACCAAGCACTATCATCTCTAATGATAATGATTACAAACCATTCGGTGGTTGTGTTTGGGAATACAAAGTATCACCTAAACAAACTACATTATCATTTAGATATGCCATACCTCACAAGTATGAAGACATCTGGAGTAGACACAAACAATCAATGCGTGATGAGTGGGTTGCTGTTGCAAGTACAGTATTGAACGATATCGTTTATAACAACAGAGAACAACACACATTATTTTAGGAATGCAAATGAAAACAAAAATGAAAGAGGGTTGGATGCCCAACAAACAAACAATATTGGACATGTTATCAGCATGTCCGGAGGTAAATGTACGTTATGAAAAAGATAAGTTCGTTGATTACTACCTTGCCAATGGAGGCGTATCTGCAAATTGGGAAGCAACGTTTAGGAATTGGATCCGTAGAGCAGATGAGTACCGTATCCGTAACGACAAGAGTACAGGACATTCTGCAACAAGTACCGATTCAGTTCAGAAAAGGAGGCGTAGAATACTTAGTGTTGCGAAGCGAACAGATACAGAAGCAGATGGGAATAACAAGAGAGTTTGCAAAGACTGACCGTGCTGATGGTATAGCACCTGATATCTTAACTAGTTGTAGTGCAGATATGAAGCCATGTTCTAGAGAGGACGTGGCTATATGTCTCGAGACTATAGCTAGTACGTTCCAGGTTAAAGTGCCAGATGATTTAGGATTGACGAGATACTTTGATTTACTATGCGAGTATCCAAAATTTATTATAGATCACTGCACTGAAAGTATTATCAGAGAGTATCCATATCCTAGACTACCAGTACCTAAAGATTTTATAGATAGATGTGAACCAATGTATGTACAACATTATGATTGGTTATACAAGATGACTAAAAATTTTATGAGACTAGAAGTATGGATGCAAGGTGACCAAAAAGTACACAACAAATACTTAGATAATGTAGAAGATAAGTAGTATAATTATAGAACAAACATAGGAGACATTATGTTAACAGCAGAACAAATAGAAGACAGAAAGCGTGGCATTGGTGGTTCAGATTCAACAAGAATTATGAATGGACAATGGCAATCTGTCTGGGAAGAGAAGACAGGTCGTAAAGAACCTGATGATCTCTCTAAAAATATAGCAGTGCAAGTGGGTGTTGCTACAGAAAAAGTTAACTTAGACTTTTTAGAGTATGAGTTAGAAGAAAAAATAATAAGAGACGTAAATGTAAACAGCGAGGAGGTACACCCTGCATGGTTGATGTCACATCTCGATGGCATGACAGCTAATAAAAAAATGCCAGTAGAATGTAAGCATACATATCATGGCAATCGCTTTGATGTATTAGCTGAACGTAACTACTGGCAGATGCAACACTATATGATGCATACTGGTAAAACGTGGATGTATCTATCAGCTATCTTTGGTAATAACAAATGGGAACATGGTGTAATAGACAGTGACATGGGTGACCAAGAACGATTGTTCAAAGTCCTTAGTTATATCTGGGACTGTGTTGTCAATGATGAACAGCCAATAGATGTAGAGTTACCGGTAACACCAAAGCCAGATGACATTGCTATCAATGGATTAAAGTCAATAGACTTAAGTAAAGATGATGAGTTCTTAGAACAAGTAAAGCTATACAAAGCTACTAAACCATTTGTTATACAACACAATGAACATAAAGATAATTTAAAAAACAGATTAGATAAGACCAAGCATCGTAAAGTATATGGCGCAGGTGTATCTATATCATTAAACAAACGTGGAATCATTAGTCTAAAGGAGGACAAAGATGAGTAACTATACAGAACAATTGATTGCTAAATTTAAAAGCGATTACAAGCTAGGTAGTGCAGACTTCTGGGATCTTAAAAGAGGTGGCAAAACTACGTGGATAATTAAACACAATGCTCTAGAAAAAGTAGCAGCTCAAGACAACATTACATGGAAACTAGATGTACTTAATTTTAATCCAGATGTTGTTGTTAAGTGTGTAGCTACACTAGGTGACAGAACTGTAGAATCATTAGGTGAAAGCAGTAAACAAAATACAATGAACTCTTATCCATATGCAATGGCAGAGAAGAGAGCAGTAGATAGATGTATCTTAAAACTATTGAATGCTCATGCTTACTTGTATTCAGAAGCTGAAGCTGATGACTTTAAGGAACCTGTTGGTAATAAAAAAGTTAAACTATTGGAGGAAAAAATAAATGGCAAATGATTTAAACAGAGTATGTTTGATAGGGAGGCTCGGCAAAGATGCCGAGCTTAAAGATTCAAGCAGTGGCAAACAGTACATGAAGTTTAGTCTAGCTACTAATCGTATGAAAGGTAGAGAAGAAGTGACTGACTGGCACAACGTTACTGTATGGAACGAGAAACTTGTTGAACATCTACATCCATATCTGGTCAAAGGCAAACAGATATATCTAGAGGGATTGGCTACGTCATGGAGAAAAGATGACGACCACATCATACCTCAGATAGAAGTAAACTATGGACACAACATACAACTACTAGGTGACAAGATGTCTAAGCAAGACAAGTCTAATGTAGAAGAAATAAAATCAGTATTTAATGGTGACGAACCACCGTTCTAGGAGGAACAATGACACCGATACAACTAGGCGTACTCAAATATATTGAACAGTATATAGATACTACGGGTATAAGCCCTACTTATCGTGAGATAAAGGAGGGGTGTAACCTCTCCGCTATCTCTCATGCTCACAAGATTGTTGATGTCTTGATTAAAAATGCACATCTTGATATGGATCCAGCTGGTCATAGAAAGATAAGGCGTAAGGCAGACAGCAACAAACATGAGTAGCAACAAGAAAGAAAAAAAAATAATGAACTACATGGCACAAGTATATGGCTGTGTAGTTTGCAAAAGAGAGGGCTATGGATTTACAGAAGCAAGCATTCATCACCTGAGAACAGGCATGGGAATGGGACAGCGAAGTAAATTATTCATTCCACTCTGCTGGAATCACCATCAACATCCTGAGCATGGGATACATGGTGGTACCAAACCATGGCAAAAGAAACATGGTACTGAGCTAGAACTATTAGAATATTACAACTCTACTAGCGAAGAGGGTTATCAGATCGAGCCTTAATCTCTTCTACTTTAGCTTTGAGTACAGCAATTTCTGCTTTATTAATAGCTATGTCTTGTTCCAGAGGTTTAATATCTGGAGCAGACTTAGCTTCTAACACATCAATCCTCTGTATTAACTGACCTTGAAATACAAAGAGAGAGCCAATAGTTATAACTAAACCTACAATCCCTGCTATTGTTTTAATATCCACGTATCCTCCTTAGATGTTCTTCTGCTCTTATCCTATTGTCAGTAGCTTCTTCAACTTTCTTTTGATATTTTTGAACGATGTCTTGATTGCCAAAAGAAATGTCAGCATATATATCTCTAGTATCAATATAGTTTCTGGTCTCATTGTAATTACCACCATAAATGTTTAACTGATTTCTAAATATATTTTGATTCACATTGCTGTAACTGTCAACAGATGTTGAACTTGCTATAGCTTTAGCTACCAACAAGTTAACTTGCTCAAGCTTTTGGGTAACGGTACCTGTAGTTTGATCTATCTGTCTAGTAATATCTGCTACCGAAACAGTGACATCATCTTGTTCCATAATTGCAACACTCTCATCTTCATTGACAATGGTTGTACTTTCGGATGTGGCTTCCATTCCTGTGTCTTCGCTTGATTCGACTGCGACTGAGGTTTCTTCACTTCCGGATTCTTCTCTAACTTCTGCGACTTCTGTGATTTCTTCAGGCTCAGTGTTTGATTCGATAGGTCTAGCTTCTTCGGTACTTCCTGTAACTTCTTCAACTTCAACTCTTTCTTCTTCGACTTCGATTTCTGTTGGGACTTCTTCGATTGTCTGTTCATATGCTACCTCCAATTCAGCAGGTGGTTCTAATGTAAATACATTAATAACACCTGTGTTTATTTCTTCTATTGCTACCTCTTGAATGTAAACCTCACTAAACATTTCAGTTAATATCTGTGGTTCTTCAAAGGGTATAAACTCTTCTACTATAAATTCTTCGTATATAAATAATTCTTCTGGACTAACCATAGTTAGTACTTCTTCTATCTGCTCAAATGCTGTGGCTATAATTGCTGTCTCAGCTATGCTCAATACTGTTGGATCATATGTCATCGTAACTGATATATTATCTACATTGGGACCACCAAGATTATCAGGTGCATTAGCATCTTCACCACTTAAATATAGATTGCCCACCCTACTGCCCGTCCCTGTATATGTAAGACTATCTGAATAATTAACACCATTGATGCCTGTCGTATCAGTACGGGTTTGCGTAGTTGTAGCAAGTATATTGCCAAGAGCATCTTTAATTTGTAGGCGCACAGTAAAGCTATCAGCACCACCTCTTTCATTTCCAGCCCAACCACCTTCACCGCCCTCACCATTCTGCCACTCTGTTGTGCTGTTGAGAGTAATACCATTGTTAAGCATGGGTTGAGTGATAGTGTCTGAGTATAGTTTGAAGTCTTGTTCGATAGATCCTATGTCTCCAAACTCAAAGTCATTCCCACCTGGGCAACAATCATTCACAACTTGTGCATCACCTGATGTAGTCCAACCTGTCGAGCTATTGTCAAATGTACCATTGCTAATTAGGTTGCCAGTTACGTCAGCATATGATATGTTTAAAGAGAGAGAAGTTAATAGTAATAAATACTTCATGGCTTCAATACTCCTACAGTTGTTTTAGTTTTGTTTTCATATCTATCCTTATACCATTGCTCAAACTCAGGTTGTAATCTTATATATTCTACTATTTGTTTGTCTTCTACTTGACCACTTCTTATACAGACTGCAACTTCTATAAAC